TACTCTAAAACGCATACCTCTCTTTTTAGCCCACTTAGTTGCTGCTTCCCATTTAGCATAGTTAACAACTACTTGCTGTGCTTCACCTCTCTTACGTGCAAACTCAGGTCTTGACTGTGAAGCTGGTTTAATTTCAATAACTTCTGCTAGTTTATTACCTTTTGCATCTATGTATGTAATTATAAAGTCAGGAACATACACTGTTAGCTTACCTGTTAGCGGATGCATATAATTTATTTTAACTGGTTCGCTTGCCCAAGCAACTATATTAGGATTATTATCACAGAACTGCATAAAAGTAAGTTCCCAACCACTCCTGAATGTTGGTGACCCTGCTCCTGCATATTTTTGTGGATTTTGGACTTTATATCTGCCCTGATGGTATTTACTCATTTGATTATTGTTCTATTTACTATATCACTAGCTGTTTGTCTTTTAGTAATGCCAGTTTTATAACCTTTAACACCAATAGTATTTGTTAAATAATCACCAAGTTCAGATAATGTAAAGTCTTGTATATCAGCAAACATTTCTTTTACATCTACACCATGTGTATTTGCTTCCTCGACAATCTTGTACGCAAACTTTTTTGCAGTACTTTGAACCATACCGAATCTAACTAACTTTGCTGTAATAATATCAATGTCCATTACTGTGGCCCTCTTTGGTTTTTAAGGTTATTAATATTATTTTGTTTTGCTTTCTTTTCAGCTTCCGCACGTTCTTCTTCTGTCATTCTGTCACGAACACCAGTATTATCTAAGTCACGCTGCGCTGCTTCTGCTTTTTTTCGTTGTACTTCACGCCCCGAGTTATAATCTGCCATAACACTATCTGGTGGAGTTGGATTTCCCATAGCAAGTGATGCGTCGATTGCCGCTATCTGGGTTGCAGACATAGGCTTGCCAGGGACATAAGGTTCACCGCCGATATTTCTACCACTATACGTTTCATTGTATGTTCTCGTGTCGCCGACATTCGGTGCTGTTTCAGTTGAAGGTACTTGTGGTGCTGGTGGGGCTTTCATACTCTGACTGTTTATATCACTCGCTCTTGATTTTTGACTAGAAAGCGAAGTATCTTTTGTCGGTAGCGGACTAGCAGATTCATTCTCTACACGTATTTTTGTTTCTGGATTAACAGACACAATAGGCGAGTTTGCTTTAGCATCCTGAAATCTTTGAAGTGCTGCATCTTTTTCTTCTTGTGTTGCATTAGGGTCAGCGTTTGTTGCATCTAATGCTCTTCTTGCACGTTGCAGTTCACGTAGTCGCTGTTTTTCATCTGCATTCATCGCTCTTCTTTTTTCAGAATCAAGCGTCTGCCCAGATGGTCTAGTTGTTAAATCCCTACCTTGCTGTTCAGATAACTTTTTAACACCCAAATCATTTTCTAATCTTTCGGTTGTTGTTTGTGTATTTTCTACATCAAACGACTCTTGGTTTAATCTCTCACCATCTCTTAGCCAAGTTGGAGCAGCTGGTGAATTTGTTGGTGTACCAAATATAACATTTTCTGGTTGTAGTGTAATTGAGATTGTTCTTAATGCACTCTGTGAATAGTCACTTTCAGAAAATGTAATACTTGTTACTACTGGATTTATTAATACAATACGTTGTATCGTGCCATTGCCCTTGCCACCTTGAAATGACCCAAACCAATGATAAACTGTTACTTTGTCAAAATTTTTATGAGATTCAGTACCAACACTTGTTGGTAATTTTCTACCAGAATTTATATCTTCAATTGTAGAAACTCCAGCGCCAACTGAAAGGTCTGAGTTTTTAAAAAATTGTGAATAAATCTCTTTCGCAAATACCATAGTTTTTCCATCAACAGTATCATATAGTGTCACTGTCACTTCTGGAAAATCTACTCTTACTGGTATATGTTCACGTCTGCCATACCTATCTACTGACTGAGTAGTAGTTTGTATGGTGATTGGCGATACGCTTTGCGCTTGTGCAGATATGTCTTTTGTAGTATCACTAGTATCTGTGAACTCAATAAACCATTGATCCGCATATTTTGGGGAAGATGTAATTGGATCATCCGGTGCACCTCCAAATCCAAACCTCTTGCTTGCGCCCTTGTTATCCGCTATGCGTATCGCCATTCTATTTTACCTCTATTAGCCTAGGCTTGGATCACCGTTAGTGAAGCCTCTGCTTGGCATGATATTATCATCTGTAAAGACTGCGTTATCATACTGCAATGTTAGAGCGATTGTTACTGGATCTGATACTGCATAATCAGACTGTGAGTAATCAGCATTCTGTACAAAACATCCTTCAAGCTGCCACTGTTCGATTGGAACACCATCATTACCATTTAGAATTTCAACAAATGTTGAGAATTTGTAATTAGTACCTGATTGCGGACCTGTTTGATTTTTGTGATCTAGCTGTGATTGTAATTGTCCACCAACAAGTTTTGTTAGGTTGTTGGCGATGTCGTCACGTAGTGTAATTGTGATTGGTTCCCATGTGTGCTTGCCCATCATATACATACGAGAGTTGTATGAATCTACTGGGATTGATTCGTGTGTTACTTTTGGACGAGTCACATTCATCACCTGACGTGTGAATTCTTGTGTTGGTGTCCCCAAGCCGCCGAAACCTGCTACTTGAACACGGAAACGATAGTTTAGTTTAGGCTGTAGAATACCAGTGCCTGTACCCGCTGTATCTAGCGGCACACCGAAATTGCTTAATGTTCTTGCCATTTTTATGTCTCCTAATATAGTTTGCAAACTAATTCATAGTTATACAAGTATTTATCTAATAGATGAAATATTAAAGTTGTATATAATAAAAAACCCTGCCGAAGCAGGGTTTTTCAATTAAATTATCGTTGAACTATTATAGTTCTTCGCCTGTGTTACGAATACGTAGTGGAATGTAGATAAATTCTACTGATTTCACTGGTTGAATTGCAACGTCAACCCATAGCTCGTTTCTATCGATACGTGCTGGTGTGTTGTTTGATTCGTCACATACTACTATGAAGTCATATAGACCACGTGTTGTAACCAGACCACCACAGAAGCGTTCTACCGCATCACGGATGTTGTCACGTGTGATTTTATCATTCTGTTCGAATAAGAAACCACGTGATAGTTGATCCAGATTGTAACGCATGTAGTTTACTAGACGTGCTACGTTGATACGATCCATTGCTGACGCAAATGATTGTAGAGTTTTCTGACCGTATACTACTAGGCCTGTGCCTGGCATATCTGCGATTGGGTTCATGCGGTTCATATATAGAACGTCACGTTGACCTTCTGACAGACGAACTCTTACAAATTCATTCTCTGCGTTTACATAACCAACTGCTGATGCATTTGTTACTACGCCGCGTGTTAGACCTGCTGGAGCAAACCATGGGTATGATACTTGGTCTGAGAATGCGATTGTGCGTAGAGCAATTGCTGATGCTGGCATTACAACATCATTACCTGACAAGTCTGTTGATAGACCGTGTGGATAATAGATACCTGCGTATGCATCTGCTGGGATTGCGTCATCTGCCCAATTTTTGATTGATGTTGTGTCACCTTTTAGTGTTAGTGGTGCATCGCCAATAACGAATGCGATTTCTTTTTTGTCTTTGTTAAGACCTAGCATCTCATCCATCATTTCTGGGTAACCTGGAGCTGCAATTAGGTTAAAGTATGTCGCTTCTGAACGAATGCCTTCATTGCCTGCTAGTGCCGCCTGCATTGCTTCAACTACCATGTGACGTTGTGCCGCTGCGCCGAATTTGCCTGCGCCGTTTAGTTCAATGCCTGATGCCCATTCCCATTTACCATCAACCCATTTTTTAACATTGTATGTTGAATGGTCCATGTTCACCATCAGCATACCTTCTGGGTATAGCTCTGCGTTTGGCGCTTTTTCATGTACAATACGTGAATTAGCTACACCATTTTCATTAAATGGCGCTGTATATGAATAGTGACCAAAGATAACACCGTTAGTTGATGATTGGTCTGTGTTATCTAGTTTGATCCACTGTAAACCATTCCAACGATGAATTGCTGGGTATGGTTTTGCATCTCCATCAACCCAGATATCACCTTCTACAAGTGATGAAACACCATTTTTACGCATTGTTGGTTTTGATGAACGTAGTTGTAACTCACGCTGTGCTAAACCATTGTTATCTTCTGACCATGCATATTTTACCCACTGTTGTTCACCGTTGATGTATTCTGCACGTAAAAGTTCAATCTTTAGGTCTGCATTATACCATAGAGTACCTTCTTCTATATCACCATTTGGTTCCATTGGATTTGACTCAAACACCAATACGTCCCATAAGTTGTCTGAATTGATTGTTGAATCAAAACCGAATGCCTCATGGTTGTTTGTTGGGAATTCTACTTTTAAAATTTCACCATCTGTCTTTGTGAAACGAAGTGAATTGTTAATTAATTCAACTTGAATATTACGATCAGCTAATAGGACACTTGCTTGAAGGTTTTGAACAACTTGTTCAACACCTACTTGATTATTAACATCGCCATATGTGAATGTCTGTCCATTAAGTACGATTGTACCGAAAACATCACCTACAATTGGGTTGCCCTGTACTACTGTCTGTGAACCACCGCCGTGACGATATATTGTCATCATACCAAGTTCATTTTGGTTAACATCAACATATAGTTCACCTTCTACACTTGGAATTCCTAAGCTAGACCAA